GCCGCCAGAGGCTGGGCGGCCGGGGCCGGGGCGGGGACTGCGGGAGCCGGGGGTTGTGGGGTGGGGCGCACCGCCTGCGGGAACGTGATTTGACTCCCCGCGGGCGCGGGACGCTGGAGACTGGCCACCGCGTTCTGGACCACGGCTCGGGTCAGGGCAGACATGGGGGAGGCCACGGGGGGTGGCGCGGTGTCACGCCCCACTGGGGAGACGGGGGAGAGGCCGGTGGGGCCGGATCCGCCCGTGCTACTCAGCAGGTTAGAAGGGGCCAAGGCGTTCTGCCCCAACACCGAGGGGAGGTTCAGGTTGATGACATCGACCAGGGCTCCCGCCACGGGACGCTTCCGGCGGCCGAGGCCCCCCGGGTTGGGATCCGATTCGAGGAACGAGAGACCGAGAGGGGCTGGCATCAGGCTTCTCCTCTCTTCAAGGGGGACTCACAGGCCCCACGGATGGCGGGCTTGGGCGCGAGGACCCGGTCCATCGAGGCTCCGCAGGCCGCACAGAGGGGGCGCTCGGTCTCGCTGCCGGTGGCCTCTTGCTCATGCCCGCAGGTGAAGAGGAAGCGAATCTGTCGCATCACCGCCTCCAATCCGGGGCCCGCGCCATGCCGAAGGCGTTGTCGGCCCGGCCAAGGTAGCTGTGGGAGAAGGACACCTGGTCTCCACCGGTGGGGCGGCGGGAGGCGAGGTAGTCCTCGGTGTAGGCGATGAAGGCCTCGAACTGGGCCCCCGCCACCTGGTAGTTCTTCCGCAGCTTCTCCAACTCCGCAGCGGCGTAATGGACCAAGGCCTGGTGGTAGGCCCGGAGGTAGTCCTTGGCGGCCCCGCCCTCGGTGGTGGCGAAGGGGATGGACCCGTCCGCCGTCATGTCCGCAGGGTAGGCCACGTAGGGGATCTGGAGCAGGTGCGTATCCCCGGAGGGCTCGTTGGGCTTGGGGTAGAGGCCGAAATAGACGTTCTCGGCGGTCTCTCTGACGTACCAGTATTGGGGAGTGCCCGAGGAGGCATTGCGCCAGCCGGGTTCGTGGCGGTCCAACCAGTTGACCGAGCGACGGACGAAGTTGTCCCCGTCAATGTAGGTCACCACGCCGCCCGAGGTGGTCTGTTTGATGTAGGGTTGCTGGTCCGCGAGTTTGAAGAACTTGTCCGAGGTGATGACCGCTCCGAGATCGTACTCCTGCTGCTCATCCACGAGGGCTTCAGAGTGTTCGATGACGAAGCAGGAGGTGAGCCGGATGAAGTGCTGGACCCCACGGTTGATCGCGGCCTTGCGCCGGGCGGTGGTGAACCGCTGGGTGCGGTCGGCCGTGCCCAGTTCGATGTCGAGGAGTTCCCCGTAGAGGTCGGAAAACACTGCCATGGGGCCTCCTTAGGCTGAGATCCAGGACGTGGCCGTCCCTCCAGCAATCGCCGTAGAAATCCGATGCCGGATGTGCTGATGCACCCCGACGTCCGTGTCCGTTTGGAGCGTGTTCTCCGCGGCCCAGGTGAAGGTCTTGACGGAGAGCCAGGGCCCGTCCTCGTGGGACGCCACCTCGACTTTGACCACCCCAGCAGAGGTGCCATCGCCGAAGGCCACGGTGCTGGTGATGTTGTCGGCCCGGACCGCCACGAGCGATTTGGCCACCGTCACTTCGTCGGTGGCCTGGGCATCGAGCATCTTCTGATGCAGTTCCAGGGGCATGCGCCCTCCAGGAGAGAAAATGTGAGGGGCCCGAAGGCCCCCCTCGGTATTACGTGGCGACCGGTTCGAGGATGGCCGAGAGGTCTTCGGAGATGACCCCGTAGTAGTTCTCGGCGACCGCCATCGCGGTGGCGGTGATGCCATTGGCCTGAGCCGCGGCCCCACCGCACAGATTCCGCATGCACATCCCCGTCGCGGTAGAGGCGAAGTTGATGCAGGAATCGCTGTCACTGGCCACGTTGTAGACCACGTTGTCCAAGCAGGTAGCGAACGTGACGACGCCCGCCCCTCCAATGGCCATCGTGCCCCAGTTGCCCAGAAGGCGATTGCCCTCGACGCGGTGACCGTCCCCGGTGCCTGCGAAGTTGATGAAATGCGTGTTCGCCGCATCCAACACATTGGCGTAGCACCCGAGGATGCTGATCCGGTCCGAGGCGGCCGCAGCGGCATCCTGGATCCAAATCAGCGCGTTCATGTCCACTGCCGTTTCAGCGAAGTGGCAGCCAATCATGGTGAAGTTCACCGCGTTCACGTCTATCGCCGCGGTGATGTCCGCGAAGTTCGCCGAGAACCCGATGTTGATGACGGTGACGTCGGCCGCGCCGACATCCATGTCCGCCGTGATGGCCGTGTCGAAGGTGACCAAGGGACGCGCTGCCCCCTGACCCACGCCGACGACGGTGATCCCGATCACGTCGAGGTCAATGCCAGCGGCGGCACTGATGGTCTCTCGGTGGTAGGGCAGCACGACGATGACGTCACCCTTGCTGTCCGTACACTTCCCGACGGCGGTGTCAATCAGGGCGAGCGGATGATCGACATCCAGCCCCGAATTGCCATCGCTGCCGGTGGTCGAAGAGACGAACAGATACTTCCCGCCCAGGAGAGGGATGGGCAGATTCCCACCCCCCACCACCGGGACGCCCGCCGAGAAGACCTGACCGAAGTGTGTTGCTCCCATGTCGATCCTCCCTTAAGCTCCCGGTGACGCGAAAGTTCCCTGCCACATCCAGGCTCCCCACGACTGGCGGAACCGGACCTTGACAATCCGATTGCCCGTGAAGGGGTCCGTCGCCGGAGCGACAGGCTTCACCGGCACCCGAACGTAGGACGTGAGGCCGTGCATCGCCTTGGAGGCCGACAGCAAGAACCACGCATCCGTGTCCGAGAGTCGCGGATTGACCACGATCTTGATGTTGCGAAGGGCTTTCACCGGGTTGGTGTCGTTGTCCGCCGAACCGGGCAGGCCGGTCGAGTTGACAACGCGGTGCGCCAAGAACTCGACGGCAGGCGGTACGACCAACACCAGACCGGTGATGGGCGCAACCAACTGTCCTGACTCGATCTTGGTCTCCGTCTGCATGTCCCGAAGGGCATCCGACAGAGAGTCGATGGACAGGTCGGCCGCGTTCGTCAGTTCGTTCTTGGCCGTCCCGCCACCGGCAAGGACATGTGCGGCATCGAACAGCGGCTGTCCATCCGGGGTGGTTTCCGAGCCGAAGCCGTTGTTTAGGACATCGGCGGCGTACTTCTCCTGGACATACCTGGCGCTGAACGCCAGCCACGTCGCAGCCCGGGAAATCTGCTCGAAGGAATCGTCCTCAGCAGAGGTCTCGGTATGCTCGAAGCCGAGCCCGAACTCCAGATGCGTGAAGTCCTTCGAGTGGGCGGGCTTGATCAGGTCGAGGGCGTAGATTTCTCCCTCTCCCTTCTCCGGCACGTCCCCGAAGGGCGTCACGGTGATGACACGCTCGAACTTGCGGTCGGACGTTCGCATGTTGAAGTACTCCGGGAAAATGGGCTGGAGTTCCTTCAGCGAACTGCGGAGGATGACCTCCACCGCCTTATCGACGTTGTCGTACAATCCAGGAAACGTTCCACGTACTTGTGCCATTGGTCAGTCTCCCTTATGAGGCGTCCGTGTACGGGACCCGCTCGGCGGCCTGGAACGTGAAGACCAGTCGGCCGTTCACATCGCCATGCGTGTCAAGCAGTTCCGTCACGGTGACGCACTTGTTGGTGGTATCCGAGCGATCCACGCGCCAGATGACGTTCGTGGAGTCCTTCACGATGCCGAAGCCATTGCCGAGATCGTCGTCGTCAATCGCTGCCGCATCCTCGCAGTGGGCCATGAACTCGGCGTCGGCTGTCGCCAGCCACACGGAGATCTTGGTACCCTGAGTGCCGCTGGCCGCTTCGGCCGCCACACCCACGATCACCGAGGGGTCTGCCCCGGCTACCTTGACCTCGTCGCCCTCGTTGGCGGTGGTCGAGAGAGCCAAAACATCACCCACGACGAACGTCTGCGATGCGCCTTCCTTGAAGCTGCGGAGACGGACATTGCGGTAGGGCCGCATGTAGTTTCCGGAGCCGACTGAAATGGTCGCCACAGTGTTGTACCTCGTGTTGAATTGTTCGGGAAAAGATGCAGGGGGGCTGGCGTCCCGTGACGACCAGGGCCTGGAAAGCGGTTCAGGCAGGAACCGAGAACTGGGACGGGGTGCCGCGGTATGGGCGGCTTCTGGGTACCCCGCGTACCCATGCTCAGGAGCTTAGCGCAGAGCAGGGGGCGTTGTCAAGCCCCACCCTCGGCGTCGAGGGCGATGGTCTCCTTGCCCTCCTTGATCGTGCCCTTGAATCCGGAGACCACGTCCCCGGCCTGCGAGGACTCGAACTCCGTAGCGGCACTCTGGGCCATGTCATCCTTGATTTTCCGGCGGGTCTTCAGGTTCTCCTCCACCTTGCGGCGTTGGATGGTCTTGAAGACCTTGGTCGGCATCTTCATGGCGACTTCCCGCTGGCGTTCGCCCCGGCAGACGAAGCCCTCCTTGTTGACGACGAAGCCGAGGTTTCCGGCCACGCCTTGGAGGTCCTCTGCGCGGAGGGGGACCCAGCCCTGTGAGGCGGTGGCCCGGTGGAACCGGCCCTCCACCTGGGTGTTGATCCAGCGGACCGTCCAGGAGGGATCCTTGAGGGGGATCGGCATGGACGGTTCGGGGCCCGGCTCGATGAACCGGCGTTCCCAGATGGCGACCACATCGGGGTCGATGTCGGGGTTGAACTCAGCGGAGGCCTTCAGGTCCGAAACCGTGGAGGGCTCGGGAAGGATCTTCGCTTTGGCAGCTTGCTTTTTCGTAGGCATGGGGTCTCCTTACATCTCCACAGTGTCGCCATCAAACGGTTGGCCCGTCTGATCGCGCAATTGCATGTACTGCTTATCGGTGAGGCCCTTGCTGCGGGCCACCTGCTTCTCGAAAGCGGTCAAAGGGGTTTTGTCTCCCGACCGGGAGGCAGGCCGCCCACCGGGGGTTTCGACATGGAGCGGTGCGCCATCGGCGTCCACTTCCTCGCCGCCGCCGGGGGTGGCCCCAGACCACTTGCCGCCGTGTCCGCCGAGCCCGCGAGCCATGACCAGGGCGGAGACGGCGTTGTCCCCTTGGACTAGTTGCTCTGGGTCCATGCCGTCGAAGACCTGATCGATGTATTTCCGGGTGGCGTAAAGGTTCCCGTCCTTATCCTTCGCCTCGTAGGCCTTCTCCTTGATCTGCTGGGCCCGGGAGGCGGCGGCGGAGGCGCGGGTGCCTGCGGTGGTGGAGGTGACTCGGCCGTCCGTGCGCTTGTCCATGAAGGCGAGGACCCGGGCGGCTTGGTCGAGGTTGGGGGATCCGTCCTCGTAGAGGTAGCCCCCAATCTGGGCGAACTCCGAGAGTTCCGCCACGCGGGCGGCCTCCTCGACGGTGGCGGTGGCCCGGGTACCCGCTTGGTCGTTCTCCTTCTTCTGCGCGAGGATCTGCGGGAGGTAGGGGAGGAGGTTGGTGTATTCCTCCGCGAGGGGTTTCATCTTCTCCACATCGGCTTTCAGGGAGGAGAGTTCCTTGCGGAGGGCCTTCCGCTTCCCGCGTTCCTGCTGGAGGGCGGCCTTGAGGTCGCCGCCTTGGGGTGGGTCGTCGTTCTCATCGTCGTTGTCGTCGGGCTCCTGATACCCCTCGTCACCGGGTTTCAGGTCTTCGGTTCCTGCATCGTCTTCTGGCATGAGACGTTACTCCTTGTTTGAGGGTTCAAACACGGCGAGGATCTCGGACTCGGGAATGAGCAGGAGGTCCTCGTCGCGGATGGTGATCAGTTGGCCCACGGTGTTGGAAAAGGCCACGATGTCGCCAACCGTGACATCAGGGCTCTGGTGAGACATCAGCACGATGGTGCCGGTGCTGGGGATGGGGCGCGCATGGGTCTCCGGGATGTGGAGGAGCCCCGACTCCGTGGTGGTGGGGCGGACGGTGGGGCGAATAAGGATGCGGCCGTCGAGGAGGCGCATGTTCATAGCCAGTCTCCGTCCGGTTCTTCCGCAGGGGCCACCTGTCGGCGGAGGTGGGCGGCTTCCCGGGCGGGGAGGGAGAGGAGTTCCTCCGCCGTGCCGTGAGCCGCGACGACCTTCCCGATGGCACAGGCCACGAGATGGGCGTCGGGGGACTCCTCAGAGATGGTCTCGATGCGCTGCTGGAACGTAAGTGGGTTGAAGTACTTGCGGACGGTCTGGACGTAGAGATACCACGCAGGGCTCGCCGTGAGGGCGTCGAGGGATTCAGCGATTTCGAGGTGTCGTTCGGCGTCGGGCATTAGCTTGCGGGCGTGGTGCCGGGTCCTCCTTGGGGTGGAAGGGTAGGTTCAGCTTGCGCTTGCGGGTTGTTCGGATCTTGCGGGGCCCCCGGTTGCGGGGGTGGCGCGTTGCGAACCATCTCCTCGAACTTGGCGAGGGCATCAGTGATGGCCGACTTGTTCTCCCAGTTGTAGAGCCGCATGGCTTCCGTGAAGATGGCCTTCACCACGCCGACATCCGAGAGCATCGCGCTGAAGGCCGGGACCGATTGGGTCATCTGCTGGATGGCGGTGAGGAAGGTGTTGAAGTTGTTCCGCATCGACCCGGGGTCGGCCGATTCGACGGAGCCGTGGGGCTTGCCCCGGAAGGTGCCGTCGAGGATCGCCGGGTCGAACCCCTCAGCGGGGAGCTTGGCCCCACGGGACTCCAGGGCCGCCTGGAGGGAGGTGGGGATGGAGTCGGAGCCCTGGGTGCGGAGGGTCCGACGCCAGATTTCATGTCGGACGTCGAAGAGTTCCTCCATCGGTTCCTGGAGGTTGTGGATGATCTCGTCAATCCGGACGAGGGAGGAGGAGGTCACGGTTTGGACCTCTCCAAGGGTGCGGTCTTGTTGGGGATGGACCCCGGACGCTGAGTCGGTTAGGCCGCTGACCCGCTCACTGGCGGAGAGTACCGTCCCCTCTCGGTGAATCGCCGATGACGGCACGTCCGGGATCGAAAAGGCCTCGACATCCCCGCTGTCACGCACGTCCATCACCGCGCCGGGGCCCCAGGGCTGAATCGAGGGCTTCCAAATGGCATTGATGCGACGTTTGAGCGGAGCGTTGATGACGAGGTGAGAGCGGTCGGAAATCATGTTCCGCCACGCGGTGTGTTCCGCGATGATGGTCCGCAGCTTATTTCCGATGAGGGAGTAGCCGTAGACGGAGTGGGGGCGCGGGAACGGGGTGAACATGAGGTAGCGGGCCTGACCGAGATCATCGACCTGGATCCGGAGGATGGTGCGGGTCTTGAGGTGGAGGGTGACGACGTACCACTGCTCGACCCCCACGTCCTTGAGGTCCATGAGGACGAGGAGTTCGTAGATCTCCTTCTCGACGGACCCTTCGCCCTGCTGGGGAATGGTCATGTTCTGGTGCGTGAGGGCCGTGGTCTGCTCACGGTCGGTACCGGTGCCGAGTTGGTCGATGTTCTGGTACACCCCGGCCGTTTCGAGGTCCTGGAGTTCCTTCAACCGGCGGTGGAAGCGTTTGGCGTAGCCCCAGACCTCGGTGCGGTCCGCGGCGTGGCCGGGGAGGACGAGGAAGTTCTTGAGGGAGATGACGCGGTATTGGGGGCCGGTGCGGACCCGGACGACTCGGGACTCCACAACGGGGCGGGCCGAGGGGTCAGAGGGGTCGGCGTCCACCAACTGACCGCGCTCATCCCGGATGGGGAGAGGTTCGGATTTCTCATCCAGGACCACTGCGCCTTCCTGGTTGGTCATCACCTTGACGGTGCGATCTTCCCGGATGGTGCGGGGGACGGAGCGTTCGGCGACTTCCAACACGCCAGTGCCCTCCACCAAGCCGAGGTGGACGACCTTGGAGAGGACCGTTTGGAGACGCTCGCCCTCCGCCTGCCACTGGTGGAACTTCTCCACCTGGGAGACTTGGGCCTCGGAAATCCCCCACCCTTCCACGACCCAGATGGGGTCCACGAAAATGGCCTTGACCGTGCGGGCCCGCACCACATCCACCTTCTCGGTGCCGATCCAGGAGTGGAGGTTCGCGGCTCCCGGCCAGGGCGTGTTCCGGGTGATGGCTTCGTTCCCGCCTTCGTAGGCGATGTGCCACTTGTCGATCTTCTGATTGTCCCCGATGAGATCCACCCGGGACTGCATGGCCTCTTCCAACTCGGTGGAGAGGTGATCGGCGACGGCCTTCAACTCCACTTCGGAGAGGGAGATCTCGAAGGGGTCGCGGGGCTCCTGACGCTTGCGGGATCGGCGTTTTGCCATCAACGTTCTCCCTTGGCACGGTGGGCCCGAGACTTCTTCCGCCGGGTCTTCATCCCCGGCTTCGCCACCTTGCGGCGACGGGGGGCCTTGAGGGAGGAGGATTCGGCGAAGGGGTTGAAGGAGCCGGGCACGAGTTGGTTCTTCAAGGTGACCTTCTCATTCGCGGACAGGATGGGGGTGATGCCTCGGGTCTGGGTCATGTCAGTAGCCTGCGAGGCCCCGGCCGTGGGGGCGGGGCGGGTCCATGGGATCGATGTCGCGTTGGGGCGGGGCAGAGGGTGCGTGGTTCGTGCCGTCTAATCCACGCACGTCGTCGTCCGCGCCTGGGATGAGGAAGTTCAGCATGGTGTACTCCGCGCAATTTTGGAGGTTGTCGTAGTAACCATCTTTCAGCGGCACCCGGATGTTGTGGCCCCCGGACTTCTCAGGATAGACATAGCCCGCTTGGAACCCGTCAATGAGTATGCCACAGCGCGGGTGCGCTTGCAACGCCGGACCACTCGCGGTGAGCCGGAGCATGAAGCGGGCGAGTTGGTTGATGGCGTAGGTGCGCTTGGCCCGCTGGTTGGATCCGCGCACGTAGGCGGGGAAGATTTGTTGATCGCCGAGGATCTCCACGGCGGTGCGGGAGGTGCCGTGGGAGGTGGTGTCCGCGCCCGAGGGGTCGCAGCAGGGCCAGATGTCCTGGGTGGGGAAGGCCTGCTGGCGCATGGCCAGGATGATGGGGATGAGTTCTTCCAGGTAGATGGACTCCCCCTGGTATTCCATCAACGGCCACCAGCCGCCCCCGGGGGTGAATTGGGACCAGAGGACGGCGGGGTGCTTCTTCGAGAAGTCCCACGCTTCCATCACGGCGATGTCGGGGTAGGCTTCCACCTCGGCGATGTGGAGGTCGCGCTTGAAAATCTTCCCGTAGACCGCCTCGCCCTCCAACTGGAGCCCGCGCTTCCCCTCCAGCATCCGGTGCCGCATGGGGTGGCCCGGGGGGTAGGAGAGTTCGAGGTCGGCGATGTATTCCTCCCCGAGAATGTGCCGGTTGTCGTAGGTGGTGGTGTGGATCATCTCGTGGTTGGGGAGATTGTGGGTGGTGGGAAACTCACGGCAGATCCAGTGGTCCTGACCTGGGGGGTTGGGGGTCAGGAGCATTTGGTGGGGGTAGCCGGGTTGGGACATCCGGCCTTTCAAGTAGAGGAAGATGTCTTCTGGGACCTCTTCAGGCTGATCCACGCCCACGGTGGCCAGGGTGAGGCCAGAACACTTGATATATCGCCCGGATCCCTCCCCCGGGCGCAGACTTCTGAGGTAACAGAGGGAGCCGTTGAGGAAGCGGACAAATTCCTGCTTGGAGTCCCAGGGTTTCTTGGGATCCAGGAGTTCCTTGGGGCAGAGTTCCCAGAAGAGGGGAATGAGTTGGGTTTCCAGCGCGTCCCCGGTCCACCGCCAGAGGGAACACTTGATCCCGGGGTGGTCCACCATGAGGGTGATGGTTTTCATGACCAGGGGGGTGGACTTTCCGGCCCGAATCGCCCCCTCGAAGTTGACATAGCGCGATTTGCACTGCATGAACCGCGATTGGGGGAGGTTCCAGGTGAACCGGACCTCTCGTTCGTCGGTGTCAGTCGGGTTTGGGGTCATGGGACACCTCTGTGGGGTCGGGGGTGGGCAGGACTTCGGCCTCCAGGGGGGCGGGGGAGAGGGGCCCGTTGGTGTATTCGTGGATAATCCGGACCCGGGACTCCTTCCGCACGTCGATTTGCTCCACCGGCTTGCCGAGGGCCATCTCCAGGAGGTAGCGTTCCAGGGAGGGGTGGAGGTCCCCGGCGAGGAGCCGCTTTTGGAGGGTCAGGAGGTAGACGGGGTCACTGACGAGCCGGAACGCGAGGTCCCGCCCCTCCTTCTTCCACCCGGCGAGCCGGGCTTTGGAGGATTGGGTGAGGGCGGTCATTTCGGCGCAGGCCCACGGCGGCCGGGTTTGGGGAGGTAGATGACGTGCCGGTCCAAGCCGAGGGAGGCCGCGATGGTGGGCCCGGGGCGGCGGGTCCCCTTCATCACGAGGGAGAGGAATTGGTGCGAGACCCCGAGCAGTTTCGCCGCTCGGCGCATGGAGCGGTGCTTGCGGATGAGACCCTCCAGGCGACGGAGGACGTGGAGGTCCGTGCGGATGGTGTTTTGGAGGTTGTTGCTGTTCACCGGGAACGGGGCGGCGTCGAGTCGGCGGTCGTAGCTCACAGCCCCTACCCTACCCCACCTCGGGGCCCCCGTCAACCCCATCGTTTCCCCTTTCCGGCACCCCCCTTGTTGACGGTCGGTTTGACTTCGCTGGATCCGCTGCCTCTTGGGGCCCCCCACACCCCTGAGGTGGAACGGGGGGATCGGACTGGGGGGGTTCTTTCGCCAAACTTTCGCTTTCGCCTTCGCCCAATCTTCGCCCCCGACTTTCGCTTTCGTGTCAGGAAACTGACAGGCCGATTGGGGCCCGGAACCTGGGCTCCAGGCACCCGGTGCCAAAATTTTGACAGGCGAAAGTGCGGTCCTGGAGCCACAGCGAAAACCATAAGTTCTTATTTCCCTGCGATTTAACTTTCGCCTCCTCGTTTCGGTCCCCTGAAAATCCCGGTAAGTCGTTGATTCTAAAGGGGTTGGCACGGCTTGCATTATAGTTTGTCGGACCGATTCTCGGTCTGTCGGTTCTTTGCAGAATGTATCGAGAGGATACTACATATGACACTCGCACAATCGATGACGGCGGAGACTGCACCGAAAAAGCGCCGGAACCGCAAGGCAAAGGCAAAGGCAACACCGAAGCCCGCAGAAGCCGACACGGTGCAGCTACCAGACAGTCCGGTTGCCGCCTCAGTGTTCGCGACGCTGGCATTTCTCGCGTTAGAGGGTAAGGCGGCCGGCTACTCTGGGATGACGCCCTTCTGGAAGCTGGAAGCGGCGATCATCGAAGACAAGATCAA